GTTGGTGAGGTGCAGTACCCCGGCAACGTCATCGACCTGTGGTCTCCCGAGGAGCTCGCCGAGATCGGCGTCCTCCCCATCGAGCAAGCCTCGCCGCCGCCTGCTGGGCAGGTTGTCACCGAGCGCCACCTCGAAGTCCGCCAAGGCGCGGTCTATGAGGTTGTGGAGTTCGGTCCCGCCCCGCCCCCGCCTGTCCCTCAGAAGGTCAGCCGGATGCAGGCCAAGCAGGCCATCCTGGCGGCCGATCTCCTCGATGTCATCGAGGACGCCATCGCGGCCAGTAACGACCGCGCCCTCCAGCTCTACTGGGCGGAGACCTCCGAGTTCCATCGGGACCACCCGAAGGTCGCGGAGATCGCCACCTCCCTCGGCTGGACCCAGGCGCAGCTCGACGACCTCTTCAGGGCCGCCGCCCAGGTCGTCTAACTGTCTACCTTCACCACCCCGCTCGTCGTGGAAGTCCTCTCGCAGGACCGCGACGGGCGAGGGCTTGGGCGACTGCTCCAGCCCTTCTCCTACGACGTCGGGCACCTCGGCAGCGGCGACACCGTCACCGCGCCGGCCGACTACGTGACCGACTTCGGGTCGATCCCCTGGTTCGCCCGGTGGTGCATCGCCCCCTTCGACCGGGCCGCCAAGGCCTACGTCATCCACGACATTCTCTGCGACGACCATTCGCGCCCTCGGCGCGAGGCCGACCGCATCCTCCGCGAGGCCCTGAAGGTACTCGGCGTTCCCTCGTGGAAGCGCTGGGTGATCTGGGCCGCTGTCCGGCTCTACGCCATCACCCGTGGCCTCAAGTAGGCCCACCCCCTGAGTACCCCGTGAACGACTACGACACGCCGCAGTCGACCGACATCATGCTCGGTCGCATCGACGGCAAGCTGACCGCCCTCATCGACGCCTTCGGGCTTCATCGGGTGGAGACCGACCGACGCTTCGAGAAGCACGAGGCGGTCCATGACGACCACAACGAGCGCCTCTCGAACCTCGAACGGTTCCGCTGGCTGGCCGTGGGCATCTGCTCGCTCATCGCTTCCGTCGCCGGCATGGCCCTGACGGCCTTCATCACGAAGGTGCTCGGATGAGCGGGCGGGCTACCGAAGACGCCCTGGACGCCCTCCACGGCCTGCTGGCCGGCGTCCTGAAGGACGAGCTGGAGGCGGCCATGAAGGCCTCCAAGGAGCAGAACATCCCGGTCAACCCGCAGCTCCTCGACAAGGTCATGAAGTTCCTCGCCCAGAACGGCGTGGACGCTCCCAAGTCGGCCCCGCGCGTGGACGCGCTGGCCCAAACCCTAACCGATCTCGACCTCGACGCCGTGGCGCTCGGGGCTCCCCACTAGGACATCATGGAAAACCAACTCCCCCGCTCGCAGCGGCAACAGGTCTCCTCGGCCGAGGCCGTCTTCCTGGCTGACCCGGAGAGCGGCCAGCCGGTCGTCTACTCGTCGCGGACTATCGGCACCCCTGGCACCGCCAACGGCGCGATCCTGTTCGACGTCGACCTGACCGCCGCGATGACTGCCCTCGTGCAGCTCACCGGGACCTGGGTGGCGACCGTCGTGTTCGAGACCACCGTCGACGAGACCAACTGGTTCTCGATCTCCGGCCTCCGCCCTGACAACCCGGCCGCCACTCCTGTCACCTCCGCGACCGCCAACACGGCCCTGGCGTTCTCCGCCATCGGCAAGCGCCTGCGGGCGCGCGTGTCCGCCTTCACGTCTGGCAGCATCGCCAGCTCGGTGCTCCTCACGGACGTCCCGGTGGTGTCCCTGACCAACTCCTCGGGTCTGACCATCGGGTCCGGCACGGCCGCCATCGGTGCGGTCACCCTGAACCCCTCGACGTCGGGCGGCTGCTCGGTGGCCAAAGTCCGCTCGGCGGCCTCGACCAACCTGACCCTGGTCAAGGGTAGCGCCGGTCGCGTCATCGGCTGGCGGCTCTACAACAACACGGCCTCTCTGCGGTACGTGAAGTTCTTCAACAAGGCCACCGCGCCGACCTCGTCGGACGTGCCCCTGTTCACGCTCATCCTGAAGCCGAACGAGGTCGCTGACTTCGACACGGCATACGGTACCGCCTTCTCCACGGGCATCGGCTACTCGATCACGGGAGCCCTGGCCGACAACGACACGACCGCCGTCGCGGTGGACGATGTCGTCGGCGCGATCTTCTACGCCTAAAACCCAACTCAGAGCGGGCTTCGCTACCACCCTAGCGGAGCCCCTCGCTTCGCCCGTCCTAGACCCCTCCCAGAGTCTCCACGGGCCATCCTGAGATCCACCTGACCCAACCTGCCCCCTCCTCGCGGGAGATCATGCAGGCCGACTTCCTCAAGTTCCTCTGGTACGTCTGGACGCGCGTTCTGTCGCTCCCGGTACCCACCAGGGTCCAACTCGACGTCGGCCGCTTCCTCGCGACCGGCCCCCGACGCCGCTTCATCCAAGCGTTCCGGGGTGTCGGCAAGTCCTTCCTGACCTGCGCCTACGTCGTCTGGCGGCTGTGGAAGGACCCCAACCTGAAGGTCGTCATCGTCTCGGCGAACGAGACGCTCGCCAACGAGTGCGCGACCCTCATCAAGCAGATCATCGACCACCCTGCCGGCGACGGCCTGTGGGACGAGCTGCGCCCGAAGCCTGGGCAGCGCACGTCCACCCTGGCCTTCGACGTCGGCCCGGCGGTCCCCGACAAGTCCCCCTCCGTGAAGGTGGTGGGCATCTTCGGCCAGCTCACCGGCTCGCGCGCCGACATCGTGATCTCCGACGACGTCGAGGTCCCGAAGAACGCCGAGACCGAGGGCATGCGGGAGAAGCTCGAAGCCCGCACGAAGGAATACGCGGCCATCCTGAAGCCGGACGGCGAGATCATCTACCTGGGCACCCCGCAGACCCAGGAGTCGATCTACCGCAAGCTGGAGGAGAAGGGCTACGCCATCCGCATCTGGCCGGCGCGCTACCCCACCCCGGCCCGCCTCGCGTCCTACCATGGCCACCTCGCGCCCCTCCTGGCGGCCGAGCTGGAGAAGGACCCGTCCCTCGGCACCACGCGCGGCACCCAGTGCGGCGGACGCCCCACGGACACCCAGCGCTTCACTGAGCTGGACCTGCTGGAGCGCGAGACGGAGTACGGGCCGGCGGGCTTCCTGCTGCAGTTCCAGCTCGACACCTCGCTGTCGGACGGGGACAAGTACCCGCTCAAGACCCGCGACCTGATCGTCACCACGGTCAACCCGAAGATCGCCCCGGTCCGCATCGCGTGGGCCTCGGGGGCTGAGCTGGTCCTCAAGGACTTCGCCAACGTCGGCTTCGACGGCGACCGGCTGTACCGGCCGATGTACGTCTCGCCGGAGTTCACCGAGTTCACCGGCAGCGTCATGCACGTCGACCCATCGGGCCGAGGCAAGGACGAGACCGGCTACGTCGTGACCAAGTTCCTGAACGGCATGGTCTACGTCCGGCGCTGGGGCGGCTTCCAAGACGGCTTCGCTGACGAGACCCTGGAGGCCCTGGCGGTCATCGCGGCGGAGGAAGAGGTCAACCTCATCGTCGCCGAAGACAACTTCGGGGACGGGATGTTCCGCCGGCTGTTCGAGCCGGTGCTCGCCCGTAAGCGGCGCTGCCCCCTGGAGGGCGTCAAGAGCAGCGGGCAGAAGGAAGTGCGGATGCTCTCGGCCATCGAGCCGGTCCTGCGCCAGCACCGCCTCGTCATCGACGAGGACGTGATCCGCCGCGACCTCGCCCACCCGGACCCCGTGAAGCGGGGGCTGTACCAGCTCACCCACCTGACCTCCCAGCGCGGGGCGCTCAAGCACGACGACAGGCTCGACGTGCTGGCCCTGGCCCTGGCGTACTGGGCCGACCGCCTCAACGCGGACGTGCTCAAGGCCGAGGAGGACTACCGCCGCAAGGCTGACGCTGAGTTCGAGAGGGAGTTCTTCGCCGGCACCTTCCTCGGGAAGACCATGAGCAATCCTCGGGGTGGCCTGACGAGGGGCATTGGGCGGAGCCTCAAGAGAACCAGAAGGTGACCTGAGGGATCATGGAGATAGGTCTAAGAGTACGACCTACGTATGTCCTATCTCTATGGTCTCTAAGAACTCTTAGAGTTCTTACGTAGAAAGGTCGGTCCCCGTTTCAAGACCCCCTCGGCGCTTATGCGTCGGGGGTGGTCCCCGTCCCCCTCCCCCTCGGAGTCAGAGCCTCGGGTCATCTTCATGATGGCCTGTCGTGACTCCTGGGGCGGGCCTGGAGGGCAGGAACGGGGCGGCCCGCTACTACCCCAGCCGGAGGGGCTTCAGGAGTCTCCTGGGCGTCCTGAAGGAGTCCCGATGGTTTTGGGGTCAGATACGCGAAGGGCCAGGTTTACGCGCGCCCGTGTGCAGATCCCCCCGTAGGGGGGTCCTCAGGTGAGCGAGGGGCCGCCCCAAGCCGCCTAGAAGCCCGGCCGCGCGTGCTATTGGCACAGGGGCTTGGCACACCGATGCGCGAAAGCCTTACGCCGCAAGGGAATTGTTGGCACTACAAGGGCCACCGTAGGCGCACCGGCCTACCTCAGGGCCACCGCGAGCCCGCCTCAGGGCCTCCGACGCTTTCCGCGTTCGCTCTTTTGGCCCCCTGCTTTTTTCGTCCGGCCTAGCGTCCGCCTTGGGTAGGCCAGAAGCGGCCCGCGAGCGGAAGCCCGACGAGGACCGCGAGGCAACCCGTAAGCCATCGGGGGGCGTCCCCTAGCTGGCCTCCGGTCACCCATTGCCCGACCGTGTGCCCGACACCGACCACGGCCAGCGCCGCGAGGTAGGAGCCCGCCGCGATCACCGCGAGGGAGAACGTGACCGCCAAGCCGCGCCCGTAAGCGCCTACCGGTTCCCGCCATTGCATCGCTACGCCCTCCCTCAAGCTGGCCTCGGGAAGCCCATAGCAGCCGCTCGGAGGGGCCGCCAAGGCCCGGAACGCCCTGCCCGGCTGGGTACGTCTACCACCGCGCGTTCGCGCGTATGGGGGCTCCAGAGGGGCCTCTATTCCGAGGCCGGGATTTCCCCAATGAAAACAAGAGGATGTAAAAAAGTTGCTGGCCAGCATCATTTTCTGATTGCCAACTCAGAACGGAAGCCGCTATCAGTTGGACATCGAGACGGGGCGGCCACAGCGGGCCACACCGGAGCGACACGGCAAGGGAGCCGCCAAGCATAGGGCTCCCCTCCGACTAGTAGTCGGCGACAACCGGGCGCGGCCAGCGCGGGGACTAGGACCCCGTAATCGCCAATCCCGCTGATGTCGCAGGCTGGTCTCAGCGGGGTGATGTGTCGGGGGCTGTAACCGCCCTCCTGACGATGGCCTAAGGAGGGCCGAAACACAGTGCGCGTCTACCAAGTCTTCGACTGTACCCGGCCTCATGGCGTGGCGTGCGTCGTCCGCCACCTCTGGGTCGCCAAGGGCTGGGCTTGGGTCCTCTCGAAGGTCACCGGCCGAACCTACGATTATGACCGGGCGATCCTGAGGCCCCTACCGCAAGCCACCCAGATAATACGCCGGGCCGTCTAGGCCCGGTACCCAACTCACGATGGCCTCCGCTCTAAGCCGGGGGCCGGCGTCTGGCGCTAATCCCGCGCCACTGATGATGGCCTAGGAGGGCCGAAACGCTGTGAGCACACTAGCCGAGTTGGTCCAGTCGCAACGCGCCGACAAGGTCCACCGCCAGATGGAAGCCGACAAGCTCCACGGGCGGAGTCTGTTTCCCGAACTGGAGCCGGACGGCGCGGACGCCTTCCGCCATGGCTACGGGATCGAAGCGTGCCCCTATGCGAACCGGGCGGCGCTGGACGATACCGGCCGGATCGCCGCTCTGCCGCTCCATGACGTCGCCAAAGCCGCCGCGTGGCGGAAGGGCTGGCTCGACGCGCAAGCGGGCAAGATATCCAACTGACAGCGGCCTCCGCCTCACGGCGGGGGCTTCCCGTCAAGCCCGTGGTCCGCCGCGCGGCTTCACCGGAAGCCCAACTCAGAGAGGATAGTATGACTGGCGTAACCGGCGCGATCCTGTATCGCGGCCCGTCCGAGCTGGACGGAAAACCCATCGTGGTCGTGGCGACTGGCCTTGGCCGGTCCAGCCGGAACGAAAAGACCGGCGACATGGTCCAGACTTGGATCTTGCGGGACGACGTCGACCCGTGGGACGCCGTGAAGTCGGGCCAGGACGCTAGTGTCTGCGGCGACTGCCCGCATCGCGGGACGTCCTGCTACGTCAAGGTTTTCCAAGCGCCCAAAAGCGTCTGGAAGGCGGCACAGCGCGGGGCATACCCTCTCGTTTCCGATGCGGCAGGCCTGACCGCCCTCGGCCGTGGCCGGGCCGTCCGCCTGGGGTCCTATGGTGACCCGGCGGCTGTCCCCGCGCACATCTGGGGCGCTCTGGTCGCCGAGGCCAGCGCCTGGACCGGCTACACCCATCAGTGGCGCTGGGCGAGCCACCTGCAGCCCCTCGTCATGGCGAGCGTGGATAGCCCGGAAGAAATGGCCGCCGCCGAGCGCGAAGGCTGGCGCACGTTCCGCGTCCGGCTGGCCGGTGAGCCCGTCGACCGTCAACGGGAGTTCATATGCCCGGCCTCGAAAGAGGCGGGTTACAAGACGGATTGCGCGTCCTGCCGGGCGTGCATGGGGACCTCGGCCAAGGCCAAGGCGTCGCCCGTCATCATCGCCCATGGGGCCACCGCCCGCCGCTTCGCGCTCTACCGCAACGGCGAAGCTGTGTCCGCTGCGGCCTAATCCCCAACTCAGAGCGGCCTCCGCTTCAAAGCGGGGGCCTCCTGTCCAAGCCCCTGGATTGGCCGGGGGCTTCGCTTGGAGGCCTGCCACGTGAGCCTTGTTGCGTTCCTGCGGTCGATGTTCCGGCCGCCCGCCCGCCACCCCGGCGAAGACCAGCGCGAAGCGCATCAGACCCAGGTTGAGGCCCTCGCCGAGGCCGCCGAGGCCCGCCGCGCGCATCAGTATGCCGCTGCCCGTGCCTACCTGGGCGTGGCGCACCGCTGCAGCCTGTTCCTGGGGGAGACCGCGTATGTCCTCCCGTGACTATGTGTGGCGTCTGGTCGGGCCTGGGGGCCTCGGGGCGTACCGGGCCGGCGTCACTCGATGGCCGGGGGTTCGGCACGGGAACCGCTACAGCGCGCACCCTACGCCGTGGCGCGACAAGGTCGGCAAGCCGCGTAAGGACGGCGTCGAGCCCGTTCTCGACGACTTCCTGCGGATACGCCGCCTGTTCGGCTTCCGGTCGGTGACCCAGGCCCGCAAATGGTGGTTCTCCCGCCGCGACCTGAACATCCTGTCCGCCGCTGGCTTCCGCCTCCGCGTCTACCGGAGGGCGGACGTGCGGGAGGTGGTCGACGGCGAGAGCCAGTCAATTTTCGATCCCGGCAAAGCCCCTTTCGTCGACCTCCCCGCCTCGCAGCTCTGGGCGATGACCTCGCGTGAGCTGCAAGCCGCCGCTGCTGCGGCGTTCGAAGCCCGCTTGGCCGCCGAGTGTGACGCCGAGCTGATCCAAACCCACCGCGAAGAGGACGCCTGATGGACCTCGCTAAGACTGTCTCGGCCCTGGTGCTGCAAGCCCGCGTCATGCCTGACGCCCGGCGCGCTGCCGCCCTTCTGGAGAACCGCGCCCGCCTCATGGAGGGAACGCCGGTCCGACGCTGGCCTGCTGGGGTCACCGCCGTGGACATCAACCTCGCCGTCTCGGACCTGTTCCGGGCCGCCCGCGAGATCCGCGAAGGCGCTGGCCTGCGCCCGCTCGCCGCCTAACCAACACCCAATTCAGAGAGGACTCCAACTCAATGCAGACCCTGACCCGGAACGGGACCGATGGCCGCGTCTACGGCGGCGACTGTGACCTGATCCACATCGCGGACGGCAAGCGCACCGCTGCCGGCATGCTGACCGCTGCCTTCGTCGAGGAGCAGATGCGCGTGAACGCCGAGCGTTCCGGTGCGCGCTCCCCTCGCGATGCTGAGACGCAGCTCCTCTGCCCCGGCTGCTATATGATCGTGCTGGTCAATGCCGCCGCCGAGCTGGCCGCGCGCAACCGTCAGCCCCTCCGCGAGCTGGGCCGCACGATGGCCGCCGCCTTCACGAAGCTGGCCGACGCCGAGACGGTGACCGCCGCCTTCCTCGAAGAGATCCAGATCATCCTCGATGGCGACGACGTCGCTGTCTGCAGCCTGCTGGAGGACGGCGAATGAGCGTGCTCTCCTATATCCCTGTCGGCCTCGCTGCCGAGACCCTGCGCCTGCACTGGGAGGCCTATCTCCTGTCGCTCGGCTACGAGCTGGTCGAGGCCCAGGTGGACTGCATCACGGTGGTCTCGCCGTGCGGCTCGGTGGTCTGCTACCGCCCGCTGGGGGTGGCCCGATGATCGCCGCCGACGTCTCCTCGCTCGCCATCCGGGCCGCTGTCGGCCTGTTCTTCGCCTCCTCGGGCTACCACAAGCTGTTCGTGCCTGAGGTCTCCGCCAAGGTCGACGGCCTGTTCGCTCGCCTGGGCGTCCCGCCTGTCCAGCGCCGCCTCGTGAAGTGGGGCGAGTTCCTGGGCGGCCTGGGCCTGCTGGCCGGTGTCCTGGCGCAGCCTGCCGCGCTTGGCCTGCTGATCATCACGACCGGGGCCATCTGCCTCGACTGCTGGCAGGACGTTGTCGCGAAGAAGCCCCGCGACGCCTTCGACTGGGTCGCCAAGTCGATCTACCTGCCCGAGACGCTGCTCTGCCTGCTGCTGCTCGTGCTGCTGATCCAAGGCCCCGGCCTTCTGTCCGGCTCCACCCTCATCGCCCGCCTCTTCGGCATCCACATCCTCTGATCAGGGAGTTCGCCCTTGCCCAAGCGCATCATCATGTCCGTCGCCGAATATTGCCGGTACGTGCAGGCCTGCCTGGACTGCGACCATCGCCGGAAGACCAGCAAGGTGCTGTTCGCCTACTCAGCGACGGGCCTGTTCGCCGTCGACCTGATCACGGTCACCCTCCTGCCCCCGTCGCTTCCGGTGGTGGGCATCCTCCACTTGCTGCACACCCCGATGTCCGCCTGGGCGGGCTTCCTCGGGATGCTCGTGGTCTTCTGCGAGGACCCCCGCAAGTGATCGAGGCGGCCTACGCCCTGTCCACCGCCGCCGTGCTCGTCGCCTGCGGCGCAGCCCTCATCCACGCCATCTTCAGCGACCCTCGCCAGCGCTGACACCCAACTCAGAACGGACACCAACCCTCATGTTCGAAGTCTATGTGAACGGCCGACGCACCGGCATGTCCTACTCCAAGCGCCGCCTCGCTGCCGCCCTGGCGCGCGACCTAGGGGCGCTGTTCCCCGAGGACCACTTCTATGTGGAGGAGTTCGGCTCCCGCTAAGTGTTAACGGCTGCGTCCGAGTTTGACGTAGAACGGAACTAGAACAAACCCCTGGGGTAGTTGAGGGGGAGCAAAGACGGACAAGGCTGCGTGTGGTTGTGAGCGAGTCGCAACCAAAACGGGTTCGCCTGCCGCGCGACATTTCTTCCCAACATAAAACCCTGCGTTACAAACCGGGATCGCCGACTCAGAGCGGCTTTCTGCTTGACATGGTTAGTCGCTGTCAGTTGGATAACGTGACAGCGATACCCATGGTTTCGATCAACCTGTGGAGTATCCCTTGCGGACCCTGGAGCAGCAACATGACCTCATCAACTTCGCAGCCCAGGCTGCAGCCTCGTTCCGCGAACGAGTTAGAGCGTTTCGCGACGCTTCTGGTGGGCGTGACGTCGATCACCCCGCCGCGCACGTCGGCCCGGCAGATCCTGGCGTTCTGTCTGGTGGCGATGCACCACGCCCGCAATCAGTCGATCACGATGGCTGACCTGATCCAGATGGGCGGCGACGACAACCGAGGGTCACCCCTCCTCGGCCGCTCACTGGAGCGCACCTTCGGCCTCTTCCTTGAACCCTCTAAGGTGCATCCCGATGCGCTTTCCTGGGTCACGCAGGAGGTCGACCCTGACGACCGTCGCCGCAAGTACCTCCAGCTCTCCGAGCTGGGCGTCAAAGCGGTGACCTCAATTCTGGGAGAAACCACGTGGACATGACCATGCGCCGCAAGCCGAGCGGCATCTGGATCGTCGACTACGACGGCGAGGACGGGAAGCGCAGGCGCGTCTCGACTGGGACGCGAGACAAGGCGGAAGCCAAGCGGCTCGCCCGCGAGATCGTTCTCGGCAAGATCGAACCACCGGCCGCGACCGCTGCCCAGGTTCAGACCCGCGCCAAGGAGGGAGGCCCGACGATGTCGGAGCTGTTCGACCTCCTGCTCAAGGATGAGTGGTCGCCCAGCCGGACGAAGTCCCAGCGCAGCCTGATGTCCAACATCAAGATCCTCACGCCGCTCATTGGGTCCACCCTGGTGAAGGACGTGACGGACCAGACCCTGGCTGACCTGAAGACCGCCCTGGAGGGCAAGGGGTACGCCCCGGCCACCGTGAAGCGGAAGATGGACACGGTCGGCCGCGCCCTGACCGGCGCTGTCCGCCGCCGGATCATCGACGAGCGGCCCAACATGCCGGTCATCGTGGTCCAGAACCTCAAGGACCGCATCGTGTCCCCCGAAGAGGAGGAGCTGATCTTCCAGGCCATCGACGCCCGCGCCCAGCGCGAGCCGATGCGTCAGTGGAAGAGGTTCCGCGCCCTGGTCCGCTGGCTCATCGACGGTGGCTTCCGCCTGTCCGAGCCGCTGCAGGCCAAGCTGGACTGGATCGTCGAGCACAAGGGGCGTCCCACCCTGGCGCTGCCGCCCGAGGCCACCAAGTCCGGCAAGGGCAGGCCTGTGCCCCTCTCGAAGGCCATCATGGAGACCGTCCCCTACCTGACGGCGACCATGACCGACGACCGCCTGTTCCCCATGACCGCCGCCACGGCGTGGTATATGTGGGACACCATCCGCGAGGACATCCGTCTCAGCGGGAAGGGCAACATCGACGACGTCAACCTGCACACCTTCCGGCACACGTGCCTGACCCGGCTGATCCGGGGCGGCATGGCCATCCACTGGGTGAGCAAGTGGGCGGGCCACGCGAACACGATCATCACCGAGCAGCGGTACCTGCGGACCAATGCCGGTGACCTCTGGGACGCCTTCGAAACGGTCGAATAG